AGAATCAACTTAAATGAGTTGATAGAAAAAAGAATTCCTTGTTGTGATCTACTACATCCTGACCATTGTTTAACAGAGAAACAGATTGCTGAGATTGCACATGATATTCGTATGGATTTAAACTTACACGATATTTTTAAACAAGTCGATCAGCACATTTGGAGATATGCTAATGCTGCTGGTATAGACAATAAAGAACATTGGATAGAACCACACCTTCCAGATTTAGATAGAGATTCACCTGATGAAGTTGGCATTGACTTTGATTAGTAACGGTGCTAGAATATTCTTATGAATATTTTTGTTACTGATCCAGATCCTGTCAAATCTGCACAGGTTCTACCCGACAAACACATTGTCAAGATGCCATTAGAAACATGTCAAATGTTATCTATTGTAGCATCAGAAAAGTGGGGTCATGGTTTCGGTGTTCTACCTAAGGTAGATGGCGAACCATACAAAACAGAGAAGGGTGCATTTCGTAACCACCCATGTACAATTTGGGCACAGACAAACTTCCGTTGGTTGATTGACCACGGACTTGCTTTATGTGCAGAGTACACACACAGATATGGTAAGACACATAGTTGTCAGTATACTATAGAATGTGCTGACATCATTTTTCCAGATTGTCCTTCACCTACATCATTTACTAGGGCAATGCCTGATGAGTATAAACATGACACAAGCATTGACACTTTTACTGCTTACAAGAATTACATTAGCAGCAAACCTTGGGTTGCATCTAATTATCTTCGTGACGAATCCAGAAAACCAAATTGGGTATAATCAATTATGATCTTTTTATCTTGTCCTCCAGTATATACTTTACCAGGTACATGGACTAAATGTAATGCTTTAATACCACATTACACTGCTAATCCAAATTCAACCTTTGGTATTTCTATATTAGTAATAGTAGTTTTACTATCTGGGTTTGGTGTATACAAAGCATTCTTCAACAATGAAGGTCTTACTGATCAATGGGATGACCATGAGGACTAATGAAGGATTGTATTTCATTTGATGATGAAGTATTACCTGCAAAGAAGTTTATTGCATTAAGTGATGAACTTCATGATGGATGGTCTTTAATTAATTATTCAAACACTGCCAATAAATTATCTTGGGGTTTTGAATACGAACATGATAAGATTGCTTTCTATGATGCAGCAACTCACATTAAATTAAAGATTCAAAAGTACATACGTAACCCTATCCAACTTTGTAAGATACATGTTAATGGACAAACTACAAATCAAGTAGCACCTTTTCATAAGGATTTCTTACAACCTTGGGTATGGACATTTGTACTCTTTACAAATTTAAAATGGAATCAAGAATGGGGTGGTGAATTTGTATGCTATAATACAAGCACTACTAAGTACAATCACGTTTCATACATACCGAATCGTGGTGTATTAGTTCCATCTAATTGGGATCATTATGGATCTTCTCCTAATGCTCTTACTGATAATTTAAGAACCAGTATTGGTTTCTCTTATGTTCTATCAGATAAATTAGATGATCTTCTTAGTTCAATGAAACCAAACTCTAAATTTAAATCTCAATTATTATTATGAACAAACGAGAACGTGTGAGAGCACAAGTAAAATCCAGATGGTACTATTCATTCTGGGGTGCAGCAACTGTAGCAGTAGTTGCAGGTCAAATCTATGTCGGTACATCTTATCGTGCTATGGCAAAGTCAATGAACAGATGGTTTGATACAGCAGTTGAAGCTCTCATTGATAACTATCCTGACGTAAAACCTAAAGGTAGATATGAACCCATCGTTCCTCCTCCAACAGGAAATTTCCGTGACTATAATAACGGAGTTGTATTCCTATCTAAATGAAGTACACCACACCTTTAAGATATCCTGGTGGTAAGTCAAGAGCAATTAAATTCTTGTCTCAACATTTACCTAAGATAGAGAGTTATAGAGAACCATTCCTAGGGGGTGGTTCTATGGCACTGTATGTGACCCAAACTTATCCCAATGCAGATGTATGGGTAAATGACCTCTATTACCCTCTGTATGCCTTCTGGAGGACGCTCAGAGACCACGGACAGCAATTGTGTGATGATCTAAGGGAATTGAAGACAGAACTCGGTGAGAGCGAAGATGCACATAAGATAGCATTTGATAATGCTAAAGATAAATTAAACAATGATCTATATGAGTCGGGATTTAATTTCTATGTGGCAAACAAATGTTCTTTTAGTGGTCTAACTGCTAACAGTTCTTTCAGTAAGCAAGCATCTAGAGCAAACTTTACCTTTAGAGGTATAGACAAACTTCCTGCATTGAGTGAATTGATTCAAGGATGGAGAATTACTAATCAATCTTATGAAGAATCGTTGTATGGTAGAAATGCTTTTGTATTTCTAGATCCACCATATGCTATTAAAGATAATTTGTATGGTAATAAAGGTGACATGCATAAATCATTTGATCATGAATGGTTTGCTTCTCAAGCATGTGCATCAGAACAAGAATGTATGATAACTTATAATTCAGAATTGTTTATTAAGGATAGATTCCCTGATTGGTATCAAAAAGATTGGGATCTAACCTACACCATGAGATCTTCTGGTACATATACAAAAGACCAAAAGAAAAGAAAAGAACTTCTACTACTAAATTATGAACAACAAACATCTCTTATCGGACTATTTAAAGAGCATCAACGAGACGAAGCAGAACTTACTGGATAGTGAAGACAGTAGTTGGGAGAAGGAGTATCCTGCATGGGTAATAACTAAGTGTATGGCATCTCACTATGACACTGTGTTACTTGCTAATGAAATGAACATATACTATGAACTTCAAAACAAACTTCAGTACGATTTTTATATAAATACGGTTAGGAAAAGAAAGCGTTTTTCTCCTTGGGAGAAGAAAGTGAAGTTAGAGGACTTGGAGACAGTCAAAACGTACTATAACTACAGTACCCAAAAGGCACAAGCAATCCTTAAAATCCTAAATAAAGATCAACTTGATCATTTGAAATCGAAATTAAACCGTGGAGGAAAAAATGTCCCAAGTAGCTGAAGTTCAGTGGACTCGTGATAGTATGGTAGAGGTGAAACTTTCTCAACCAGACGACTTTCTAAAAGTAAGAGAAACATTATCTAGGATAGGTGTTGCTTCTCGTAAAGAAAAGAAGTTATATCAATCTTGTCATATTCTACACAAGCAAGGTAGATACTATATCGTACACTTTAAAGAATTGTTTGCTTTAGATGGTAAGACAGCAAACTTAACTCAGAATGATGTACAACGTCGTAATCGTATTACTCAGTTGTTATCTGATTGGGGTCTTATAAGTATTGTAAACGATGAAACAATTACAGACATTGCACCATTGAACCAAATCAAAGTGCTGGCTTACAAAGAGAAGGGTGAGTGGGAATTAGAATCGAAATATAATATAGGCAAAAAGAAAACGACACCTGCAACTGTATAAATAAGGCAGATATCGTTGTATTATGGCAGAAGTAAAGAAAGAGGAAAAGAAAGGTCCTCTAGGTAAACTTAAAGAAGCAGTTGATGATAAAGAAGAGCAACTGCAATACTTAGCTACACTAATAAGATTGATAGTTCTCGTGTGGTCCGCAGGAATTTTAACTTTGAACTACGTTAAAATACCAGGTTATGACGCAGGAGAAAAAATTGATCCAACTTTCATAGCTTCGGTCTTCACAGGAACTTTAGCTACCTTTGGCGTTCAAGCGGGAGGTAAGAAAAAGAAAGAGGGTGATGGTAGTGGTAGTGCTAACATATCTAAAAAAGATATGGAGTTTCTTATTGCTAAAGCATCTGAAACTGCACCTGCTCAGACCATCAGGATTGAATCAGGTCCTGTAAAAATTGTCCCAGACACTAAGTAAAATCATGCAAAAAATAATCAATGCCCTCGCTGTTGCGTCTGCTGTTGTATCTCTTACCGTTGTTGGTATTGGCGGTTACGTTTTTATACGCAAGGATGCAATCATAGAAAGTATAAAAGAAAAAGCACTAGGTTCCCTTGGTGGTGGAGCATTAGGTGGTGTTACTGATATGGTACCAGACATGGGATCACCAGAGTCACCTGCACTTCCTCCTGTGGGTCTAGGAGTTCCTAACTTCTAAAGTGCCTATTCGTGAGATAGATATAATCAATATTGGGGTTCGTGATGTCAATGTATACACGTTCCCAACTCCTCATGCTTTCGTACCATACCAACCTATTACTGCAACGATTGGTACACCCATAGTAGACATGCCTGGTTGTGTAGAGGCACACGAATTTAGCGATAAGAATAATAAGATAATTGAAGACGATTCAAGTACCGTTAAGGTATTTTGTGATGCAGGTATGCCAGGTTATACTGCAATGAACTTTGAACCTGAGCAATTATTAATAACACAACAGCAACAAGTACCAGTGGTAAGACCACCAGAGGTACCAGAAACAAAAGTTCCTGAGACACCACCTGTAAAAGGAGATCCAGAGTGTCCAGGACCTAATGCATTAAGAGTAGGAGATATAGCAACAAACCAAAAGGAAAGAGTATCAGGACATGAGTTAAGAGTTAATCCTCAGAATCCTGGTGGAGCAAAAATCTGTGTGGTATTGTATGAAGATATACCACCAGTCGAACAATTTTTACCAACGGGACAGGTAGCAACCACGACAGCAGTAATCGGTGTTACTGCAGCGTCATCTGCCCTACTTGCAAAACCTTTAGCTGACTTGATTTTGAGGGTGGTGAAACCTGCTGTGAAGAAGGTGATTTCCAAAATTCAAACCACTGTTGGGAAGACCCCGACTCATGATCGTCCTTCACTTTCTCTGATGAAGACGAATGCTTATCGTCAGAAGAAAGGTCTACCTCCTTTAAAGAAACGTTAGGTTGTTGAGATAAGACATGAGTATGCTCTGCTACTACACCTGGTGGGTTTACTAGCATAACATCCTCACATACCTTGGCATACCTGCTTCCTGGAACAAATACTATACCCTCTTTCATCAAAGTTCCACAATTTTTTAACCTGGCTATTTCAAAGTCAAGGCGTTTATTGGCAGTGTTCTGTTGAACTGCTGCCATTTGTATATTTGCAGCATTTTTACATAGTTCTTGTAGTTCTGGATCTAATGGTTTAGACCATGTAGCAGAAACACCTACTGATAGATTATAATTATCTGTCTGTCCTGTTCTTGTTGGCATAAAATATAATATCTCACCTGGATTGTCGATCTGACCATCATCGTCAGCATCATGAACGTCGTACACGGGATCGTCAAAATATCGTTCAAACGGTTTTTTAAATGTAACGCCTCCAGTGAGGAAGGGGGTAACGTTCATGGTAGGTCCTTGGCATTGTATACCACCACCATAAGTATTAGTTATGTATGGTCCCTGAAGCACCTGAATAGCTTGATTTGTCACTGAGCCACTGGAGTTTGCGATGGGCGACGCAGTGGCACTCACCCCACCAACGGTCTCTGCCATGGTAGGTAATGAGTTCATTCCGAGTACTGCAGCAATTACTGTTGGAATATACTTGTTGTATCGGTTACGCTTGTTATTGTTGTTGTTCTTTGTATTATTGTGTGCTGCTGAAGCCCAGCTCCAGAATAACTTTCCACCAGAGAGAAACTTGCTCCTGGTGTCGTCATCTCGAACACTGGTTTCGTTGATAAATCTAAGTTTGTCCATGTTGAATTCACACCGTTAACGGTATTATTAGAAGATGTAGTATCAGGAGGAGTCAGTGCACCACCTGTATCTTGAACATTTATACCATGGCCAGATACAGAATAGGTAAATCCTGTAGAGTAGTCCATACTATTTATGGTCTCCGTTACAGTACTAGTCGTTTCTGTATGGCTAGTCATTGAGCCCTGGGTAAAATTAGGCACCACAGGCACTGCTATGACTGGGTTTACCTTCCCCACACTTGCAAGGAAGGTTGCACCCACAGCTAGGACAAATATCTTTTTCATTAGTCATGTTACTCTATTTTATTGTGAGTTCGGACACGAATTGGCCAGTGGCTGATGTACCAGCTCCACCACCTGTAATCGTAGTCACACCAGCGGATGTGATAGTACCAGCTAGTGTACCTGCTACTCCTCCAGAGGTTGTAGTTGTACTACCAAGTAATGGTAATGCAGCAACGACTCCTCCTGATACTGTAGAAGATG